CACCGAAAGCGCGTTGCGGTTCCAGCGCCTGGAGCTGAAGGTGGACGGCGTTGAGAAGGCGGTGGCTGACCTCGCCGAGGATCGGTGGACGCGCGCGGAGATGCGCGCGTGGGTTGACGCGGTTGCCACGCGCAACCCCTCGATCACCCTGCCGCCGATTCGCTAGTGGCGCGTCGTCGATGCCGCCTCCTAACGGAGGGCGGCGGCGTGGATGCCGTAGACTTGGACCTCTGCGGCGACTGCGGGTGCGATGTGTGCTCGCTCGACCAAGACCTGACCGGAGACTCCATGCGCTCGACGACCTACCTCTTGCTGTTCCTGTGTCTGTTCCTCACGGCCTGCGGCCTGCTCTCGCCCGAGCAGCAGCAGACGGCGCTGGAGGTTGTGAGCCAGATGAAGGCCCAGGGCACGATCACCGACCAGCAGTTCTACGCGCTGCAAGAGGCCATCCTCTCGGGCGGCCAGGGCGTGTGGTGGGAGCAGCTTGCGACCGCGCTGCTTGGCGCTGGCCTTGGCTACCTGGGCGTGCGCGTCAACCGTGGCGCTCCGACGCAGAAGGTCGGCCTGCCCGTCGGCAAGGTCATCGCCCCGGCGGCTCCCGCAGATTTGCCGCACTAGCGCGCCGGGCCTCCTGGCGCAACTACAATCTGGGCCGTGTACGACCACGACCCAAGTAACCTGACCGACGCTGCCGCCCTGGAGACCGAGACCCGGCTCCAGCGTCAGTTCGCGCAGGACTCGGAGGAGAGTGACCTCCGGTGGCTCATGGGCAGCAAGCGGGGCCGCCGCATCGTGTGGCGGTTGCTGGAGAGGGCGAACGTGTTTCTTCCGGTGTTTCGGGCCAACGCGTTGGAGATGTCCTTCGCGGAGGGCAACCGCAACTTCGGCCTCCACACGTTGACGCTGATCCACGCGCATTGTGCCGAGCACTACGCGGCGATGGTCAAAGAGAACGCCAATGTCCCAGCCGACCGAAACTCCCAACGTAGGTAATGCTGGTGCAGCGCCAAGCACTTCGTTGCTTGGTTCCGCATCGACGGTGCAGACCCCCGAAGGGGCTGCCGCACAGACCCCGCCCGCGCCGACCGCCGAGGCATCGACCACCCAAGAAGCCGAACCCGTCTACGAGTTCAAGGCTCCCGAAGGCGAGTCGTTCGATGCCGAGGTACTCGGTGCATACACCGAGGTCGTGAGGGAGTTGAAGCTCCCCGTCGATGCAGCGCAGAAGGTGTTGGACAAGGTCGCCCCCGTGCTGCACGCGCGGGCGCTTGCCCAGCAGGCCGAAGCCGCTCGCGCACAACGCGAGGCTGTGGTGAAGGCTACGCAGGAAGATCCCGAGATCGGTGGAGCCAAGCTCGAAGCGACGCTTGCCCAGGCACAGAAGACCCTGGCCCTCGTCGCGACACCCGACCTCGTGAAGTACCTCAACGAGTCCGGTGCAGGAAATCACCCGGCGGTCATCAAGGCGTTCGCCAAGTTGGCGGGCTTGATGTCTCCCGACCGCTTCGTGCCGAGCACGCAAGGCAATGGGGCCTCGCGCGACTTGGCCGGGCGCTTGTTCAACGACTGACATGGCCTGACGGCCAGGAGTTTCGCAGATGGCTTCCCTAGACGTAATGAACCCGACGCTGCTGGATGTGACCAAGCGGCTCGACCCCAACGGCAAGATCGACGCGATTGTCGAGATCCTCACCCAGACCAACGACGTCCTGACGGACATGACTTGGCTGGAGGGCAACCTGCCGACCGGGCACCGCACCACGATCCGCACGGGCATCCCCGAGCCGACCTTCCGCAAGCTGTACGGCTTCGTGCAGCCGTCGAAGACCACGACCGCCCAGATCACCGACACCTGCGGCATGATGGAGGCGTACGCGGAGATCGACAAGGCGCTCGCCGACCTCAACGGCAACTCGGAAGCGTTCCGCTTGTCGGAGCACCTCGGCATCATCGAGGGCTTCAACATCAAGCTGACCAAGACGCTGTTCGATGACGGCAACGAAGCGACCACGCCGGAGGCGTTCACGGGCTTCCGCTACCGTTACAACGACTCCTCCGCGGCCAACAAGGAGAACATCATCGAGGTCAACCCCAGCTACAGCTCGGGCGAAACCACCACCGACATCTGGCTCGGCGGCTGGGGTCCGAACACCGTACACGGAATCCAACCGAAGGGCAGCAAGGCTGGCCTCCAGAAGACCGAGAAGGGTCAGGTCACCAAGGAGTCCGCGGCAGGTCTCGCTGAGATGTACCGCACGCACTACCGCTGGGACTGCGGTCTCTCGGTGCGTGACTGGCGCTACGTCGTCCGCATCTGCAACATCCTCACCTCCGATCTCGACCCCACCGATACCGCGCTGCTGACGGCGATGAGCCAAGCGGTGGAGTTGATCCCGTCGCTCGGTATGTGCCGCCCGGTGTTCTACACCAACCGCACGGTCAAGACCGCGCTGAAGCTCCAGCTCGCCGATCAGGTCAAGAACTCGACCCTGACGATGGAGCAGGTCGGCGGCAAGCCCGTGATGATGTTCCAGGGCGTCCCGGTCCACCGTTGCGACGGCATCGGCCTCAACAAGACGGGCGTCGTGTGATCCCCGCCTAGATAACCCCACACCAACTACTCGCGCCGCCTCGGCGGCGCTTCTGACAGGAGACACACATGATTCTCGATTCGCGACTCTTGAGCGGTGACTTTGCGATCACCAACACGGCAAGCTCTACGTTCGCGGTGACTACCGTCCCCATCGACCTCGCGGCGGTGTCGGGCGCTGGCGGCAGCACCCTCTCCGGCGCAGCCTACCAGCCGAACTGGAGCGGCTCCCCGCCCAACGGCACGGTGGTCGGTGAGAACGGCAAGCTGATGCTGCGCGTCGTCGTTGCAGGCACGGGCATTACCGGGACGGCTGCCACCACCCTCAACCTTCGACTCGTCACCGCGGACTCCGACAACCTCACCACCGGGGCTGTGACCCTCGTGGACTCGGGGTCGATCACGGTGGGTACGAGCACCAACGCGGCCACCGCTGCGGGGGCGCTTGTGATGCAGGTTGCTGTCCCGGCCCTCGCCTGCAAGCGGTATCTTGGCATCCAGTCGGTGGTTGGTAGCGCGGCGTTGACCAGCGCCGCCGCGAGCCGCACGATCAACGTGCAGATGGGCCTCGACCTGCCGTCGATCAAGAAGTACTACGCCGACAACGTCGAGTAGTGAACCCGCGCGGCCCTTCGGGGCCGCGCAACTTAGGAGCACCCAATGATCACCGACGGCAAACTCCAGCTCGCTACCGCCAGCTGGTACGGCGGCCAAACCGCCGACAACGGGCTTTTCCCGGTCTACGTCGTTCCGGCGGGCGGCACGGGCGACCCGCTCATTGACAATGCCTACGCGGTTACCACCTACCAATGTGGCCAAGCGGTAGATCTCGGGGTAGTGCGCGACCTTGGAGTCGGCGAGCCGTTGGTGGTCGCCGTCAACCTGCTGACGCTCCCCAGCGGTGGCGTCCCGGCGACGTTTTCCTTTGAAGTCATGCTGTCCTCGGGGGACTCCGACCTCACGGCGTTCCAAAACAAGGGCTTGGCCCAGTCACCGCTGATGGCGCGCGACGCCGTGGGTGGCACCTTTGACGAGGTCTACGGCATGAAGGTTGTCGCGGGCGACTGGATCTACATCATGATCCCCCCGCTCGGCACGGCCTTCAATGCCGAGAACAACGCGTTGCGCTACCTGCGCGTGGTCGGCCACCAGTTTTGGAATGGCCAGATCAACTCGACGCTGCCCCTCAGCGACGCGTCGGGCACCTGCGCCATCTACATCGGCCCCGCGAGTAAGTTCTTCACTACCGTGGCGTCGAAGACGTATCCTGCCGGGGCCATCAACTGAGTCCCCCGCCAGCCGGGGGGCGTAGTAACCCCGGCACCTACCTCCCACCATGCTCAAGTTCGCACACGAACTCTCGGACGACTACGAGTACGCGATCATCTGGTGGGGGCAAAGCAACGCCCAGCCGCGTGGCGTGCGCTCCGGTGGCCTCGCCGCGGCACCGCACCTCAAGCTGCCCCATGCGGGCGGTGTGTACGCAACGACGCACATCAGCACGGCTGGCTTGGTGTCGGAGTACACCGTGTCCCCGGCCTCGGCCTCGACCGAGATGGTCGGCCACAAGGTCTACCCCGTCTCCACGGCTGCCTACGCGGGCACGGTGACGGCGGTCGGCTGGCTTGGCACCGTCATCGACGCCACCACCTCAACCATCAGCGTGCGCTGGACCGTTGCGTCCGGCGCGCCGTCGGCGGTGGCCAACGTGATGATCGTGCCGCCGGACAGCGCCAAGCGATACGACTCGGTGCGCGTGCTCACGCCGTTCATGCCGGAAGCAGGCGACGGCGTTCTGCTCGGCCCGTCCCTCGGGTCGGTGCTGCCGTCGGGCACGCCCTCGGTGGGCGGCTACACGTTCGACGTTGACTCGTGGGCCGACGTCGGACTCTTCCTGCCGTACAGCTACCTTGAGGGCGCGAGCAAGGTCCGATACATAGAGAACCCGGTGATTACGGGCGGCAGCCCCCCCACGGTCACGGTTGCCGCCCACGCCACCAACGCCGAGTTTGTCGGCGGGCGTGTGCTGGTTCGAGACTCGGCAGGTGTTTCGCTCGGCTACGCGGGCACCATCATCTCCCACACGCCCGGCTCCCCCGACACGTTCACCGTGGTGTGGGACGGCGCAGAGCCGCCAAACGGTACCTACTACGCCGTGGAGATCCGCGTGCCGACGCCGTGGGACAGCCCGTACGCGGAGCTGCCCGGCTTCCGCTACCCGAACAACACCTCGCAGCCCGCGCGCCTCGGTCGCGTCTCGGGCGTTCTGGCTCCCGGCGCAAGCCGCGAGGCACCCTGCTACGTTCCCGCCAGCGGCGGCGTCGCCGAGCCGAAGTTTGGCGCGATGCTGGAGTTCGCGTGGCGGCTCTCGCAGGAGCTTGGCCGCCGCATCAACGTCATCGACCTGAGTTGGCACGGCGCGGCCCTGCTGCCGTGTTCCGAGCGCCTCGGCGTCGAGGCGGGGTGGGCGACCCCGTCCACGTTCAACAGCTTTGCCCCGGCGAAGGCCGACGGCCTCGCGGCCCGGCTCCAGAGGCTGGTGGCCACGGTCGCCCCGGCGGCCCTGCGCGCGGAGGGCGGCAAGCCGCTGCGCGTGCTGGCCATCGTTGGCTTCCAGGGCGAGTACGAGGCGGGGTCGGCCTCTGGCACCCCGCAGTACCGCGCGGCCCTGGCGGGCTTTTACGCGTGGCTGCGCGGCGTCGTCACCGACGCGGGCCTGTCGCCGTACAGCCGCCCGACCAAGATCCCGGTGGTTCACGCGGGCGTTGGGTTGGCCTGGGTCACCTTCTTCGGCACGACGTTGAACGAGGAGATCGAGCAGTTCGCGCTGGCCGACGGGTGGGCAGCGACCATCGACACCACCGGGTCCGCGCTGGAGCCGGGGGACGAGATCCACTTCTCCGCGGCTGGCGAGGCGGCCAACGGCAAGCTGGCCGCCGACGCGGCGGCGCTGCTGATCGACCGGGCGGTGAGTCAGGCGTCGAACGACCCTGGCACGCTGCGCCTGTGCAACCTCGCGCTCTCGTACATCGGCGACACCGCCGCGGTGACGAGCGTGTTCCCGCCGGACGGCTCGCCGCAGGCGGCGCATTGCTCGCGCTTTTACCCGGTCGCGCGCGACAGCCTGCTTGAGAGCGGGCAATGGTCGTTCGCCAGCCGCCGGGTGGCGCTGACGCAGGTCACCAACACGATGACCGAGTGGGCCTACGCCTACGCGGTGCCAGCCGACCTGCTGGCCGCGCTGGTGGTCACTCCGGTGGGCGTGGACGACGACTACCGCGCGGGTTCGATCTTCGACTCGCAGGCGCAGGGCACCTTCAGCTTGGTGCCGAGCGGCCTGCCCGTGACGCGGCGCTTCGTGATCGAGGCCGACGCGCTCGGCAACCGGACCCTCTACACCGACGAGCCGGAGGCGCAACTGCGCTACGTCTCGAAGGTCACCGACACCGACCTGTACCCGGCGCTGTTCCAGCAGGCGCTCGCGTGGACGCTGGCGTCGATGCTGGCGGGCACGATCATCAAGGGCGAGGCTGGCGCAGCCGAGTCCCGGCGGTGTCAGCAGATGGCGGCGTTCTACACGGCCAAGGCGACTCCTGCCGACGCGCGGCAGCGGGAGGCGAAGCCCGACCACCTGCCGCCGTGGCTGGCTGATCGCTGATGGCAAGAACCTTCTTCCGCTCGTTTGGCGCTGGCGAGATCACGCCGGAGCTGTTCGCGCGGTACGACATCCCCGAGTCGCAGTCCGGCGCGGCGCTGGTCCGCAACTTCATGCCGACGCCGAGCGGCGCGGTGCGTCGTCGGCCCGGCTTCGAGTATGTGTCGGCCCACCCGGCTGGCACCGCGGTGCGCCTGATCCCGTTCACGTTCGGGCGCGGCGAGTCGCTGGTGCTTGAGCTGGGCGTGCTCGACACTCCCGCTGGCGTGCTCGGCAGCCGACCCAGCTACCTGCGCGTGCTGACCAACGGCGCTCCCTCGCGCCGCACGGCGTTCCCGGCGGCGTGGGTGTCCGGCAGCTACAACATGGGAACCGTTGTCTCGCACGGGGGCAACGTGTACTACGCGACCGAGTCCTTGACCTCGGGCACGCCGGGAACGACCGACGCGTGGTACCAGCTTCCCGACCCGTGGATCCACGAGATCCCGACGCTGTGGACCGCCGAGCAGATCGCGGAGCTGCGTTACGCGCAGAGCAACGACGTCGTGACGTTCACCAGCATCGACATCCAGCCGCAGGACTTCAGCCGCTACCTGACCGGGGCGTCGGTGGTTGAGTTCAGGTCGCTGGCCTCGACGTTCTCGACGAACGCCATCGCCACGCCGACGGGCCTTTCTGCAATCGCCACCTTGGGCAATGCGATGGTTCCCGCGACGAGCTACATCGGCAATCCTGGAGACCATCGCCTCCAGTTCAGGGGCGGGCACTCGCTGCTCGACAACGACACGGTGGTCCTGCCGACCAACCTCGTGATGAACGCAAGGACTTGGGCTGCTGGCACCTACACCGTGATTCGATTGAGCACGACGGACATCGTGCTCCGCACGCGGTCCACCGGGGTGGCGTATGATTCGACGGGCACCGGAGGCAGCGGTAACTGGGTTAGCGGCAAGATTTACTTACAGAACGACCCAATTGGTGAGGTAACTAGTTACTACAAGGTGACGGCCTTGACCGCGGAGGGGCTGGAGTCGCTCGCCTCCAGCACTCCGGTCTCGGTGACCAACAACCTGTACGTCAACGGCGCGTACAACAGCCTGACTTGGTCGTCCGTCAGCAACGCGGCCCGCTACCGCGTCTACAAGCAGCGCAACGGGGTGTACGCCTACATCGGCGAGACGGAGACGCCGAGCTTCGTTGACGACAACATTGCGCCCGACTTCTCGTTCACGCCGCCGCGGGCCGACGCGGTCACGACCTCGGCATGGAAGCCGCTCGCGGTTGGTTACTTCGAGCAGCGCCGCGTCTTCGCCAACGACGCCGCCTTCAGCTCGCCTCGCGACGTTTGGATGTCGCGCCCCGGCTCGATCACCGACTTCACATACCACCTGCCGACCGTTGCCGACGACCGCATCTCGTTCCGTCTGGCGGCCAAGGACTACTGCTACATCCAGCACGTTGTCGCGCTCGACCAGCTAATCCTGCTGACCGACAGCACCGAGTTCCGCGTGACCGCGGACGGCGCGTTGAGCGGCACCAACTTGGTGGTGCGCCCGCAGAGCTACGTCGGGTGCAGCCGCGTCACGCCGCTGGTGAAGAACAACCAGATCCTCTTTGCCGGGCAGCGCGGCGGCCACCTGCACACGCTGGTGTACAGCGACACCGCCAACGGCTTTGCCACGGGCGACCTGTGCCTGCGCGCGGCGCACCTGTTCGACGGCTACACGCTGACGGACATGACGCTCCAGAACGCGCCGAGGTCCATCGTGTGGGCGACCAACGATCAAGGCCACCTGCTGTCGGCGAGCTACATCCCCGGCGAGCAGGTGCTCGGCTGGGCACGGCACACGGGCGCATCGTTCCGCTCGGTGTGCTGCATCCCCGAGGGCACCGAGGACCGCCTGTACGTCATCGTCGAGCGCAACGGCGCGACGCAGGTCGAGCGCATGGCAACCGACTTGGTGCCGGATCGCGCCGACGAGATGGTCTACCTCGACGGCAGCGAGCGCGTCGAGTACCCCGGCAGCGGCAACTGCACCATCTCGGCTGCTCACGGCTGGGCCGCGCAGGCCACGGTGACGTTGACGTTCGCGTCGTCGCAGACGCTGTCGCCCGGTGAGGAGGTCGAGTTCGGCAAGTCGTTCCGCTGCCGCGTGACGGTGGGTGGGCCGACGGGCACCGTGTTCACCGCGCGCGTGCTGGGCACGGTGCCCGCCGCGTACCGCGGGACCGCGCGAACCGACTGGCGCATCTGCCGGAAGTCGCACACGGTTGCAGCCCCCGTGGATTCCAGCGCCGAGGTCTGGGCCGACGGCGTGAAAGACACGGGCGCTGTGATCTCGGGGGGCACGGTGACGACGACGAGCGCCGCCGCGGTGGTGCTGGTCGGCTACCCGTACACCTCGACCTTGAAGACGATGCCGCTCGCGTTGCAGATCGAGGGCCTTGCACAGGGCAAGACCAAGAGCCTCACGCGCGCGTGGATGCGGACGCAGGAGGGCACCTTGGCGTTGGTGGCCGGGCCGTCCGGCTCCGCTACCAGCGTCGTGCTCACCGAAGGTGGTATGACTGAGCTTGCAATGATTACGTCCGGCTGGGACATCGACGGCGCGGTGGAGGTTACCTGTTCGGTAAACGCTCCGCTGACGGTCGTCGGCCTCGCCCTTGAACTCGCGGTAGGTGGCTAATGGGTGGCATGAGCTTTGGACCTCCTCCCCCGCCGGGGCAGATGTACGGCGCGCCCATCGGCCCCGATGCCGCGGCTGCTGGCGCTGGCGCTGGCGCTGGCGGCATGAACCCGGTGACCGCCATCCTCAAGGCGTACCAAGTCGCCGCGGCGGTGGTGGGGTCGTTCTACCAAGCGAAGGCGGCGAAGACGCAGTTCGGTATGCAGGTCGATCAGGCCCGCACCGAGTCGGTTCTCGCGTCGGTGAACGAGCGCCGCGCCGAGCAGCAGGCCCAATGGTCGCTGCTCACGGGCCAGCACGAGGTCGCCGCGCGCACCTCGCAGTTCGGCGCGATGCGCGGCGAGATGAACACCGCGCTGGCGAAGTCCGGCGTGGTGCGCGGCGTTGGCTCGTCTGCCGAGGCGGTGGCGACCGCCGAGTACTCGCGCGAGGTGGACAAGTCCACCGTCATGCAGAACGCCGTGCGGGCCGCGATTGCGTCGCGCGTCACCGCCGCAGACTTCCGCAGGCAGTCCCGCATGGCCGACATTCAGGCCAAGCTGTACGACGCGCAGCGCCGCGGCATCAACCCCCTGTTTCAAGCCAAGATGGCTGGCATCAACGCCATCGTGGGATAATGGCACGAGTACCTTTCCCGGTCGGTCCCGGCGTCGCGCTCGCCGCTGGCGGCGTGCAGTTCTCGCGCGGCGCGCAGCCCCTGGAGTTCGACCCGCGGTCGGTGGGGCGCAACGCGCTCATGCTGTCCGAGGCGGCGGGCGGCCTCGGCAAGTTCATCCGTCAGGAAGAGGAGCGGACGCAGCGTGAGCAGGACCGCGCCGAGTACCGGGCCGAGCGTGCCGACGTAAAGGCCGAGCGCGCGGCCGCAAAGGCAGAGCGCGAGGCGTACAAGCAGGAGCGCCTGCAAGACAAGGCCGACAACGCCGCCTTTGCCGACGCGGACACGGTGCTGGTCGAGAAGATCGCCAAGCTGAACGACCCGCGGCAGGGCCTCTACGCGGCCCGTGGCGGCATGGTCAGCTCGGCGTTGGAGCAGTACCAGAAGGACTACGACAAGGCGGTGGAGGAGGTCGCTGGCACGCTCGGCAACGACACGCAGCGCGGGCTGCTCATGCAACGCGCGCGCGAGCGCCGCGTCGGGCATATGCAGAACGCAACGACGTTTGCCGCGCGCGAGATTGAACGGTGGAGCGTCACATCGCAGGAGACCAACGCGGCGGCCAACGGCAACGCGTTTCTCGCCGACCCGCTAGGGTCGGCGTGGGAGCTGGCGGGCGCGCTGGGCGCGGTGGAGGAGGCCGTGACGCGCGCGACGGGCGACCCGGAACTGGGCAAGGCCGCGGCGCGCGGGCGGGCCGACGAGCTTCTGGGCACGGCCCTGAAGAATGAGCTGTCGCGCGGCGCGCCGGACGCGTTTGACGTCGCCGACACCATACTCGACTACTTCGGGTCGCAGGGCAACGAAAAGGTGGTCGCCGCGATGCGCGAGGGCGTCGCCACGGCCCGAGCGGCCAAGGTGGATCGCGACGAGCAGGTCCGCATTGGGTTCGGCCTCGCCGACGCCAAGGGCGCGGCGGGCATTGAGGACATCACCAAAGACTTCCAGGCGGGGAAGATCACCAACGAGCAGATGGAGCAGCAGAAGCGCGCCCTCTACACGCGCGTGAAGGAAATCGAAGACCGCGAGGTTGCCGCCGACCGCGCTGCCCAGCGCAACGGCATCAACAATTTTGTCGAGGCGCTGAAGAACCGCCGGGGCAACGTCGGCATGACGTTCGAGGACGCGGTGGGGCCGGAGTTCATGGAGCGCGTGAAGCGCATGGACCCCGAGCAAGTGCAGGGCCTGCGGAACACCTGGGCGTCCGGCGAGGTACCGCAGACCACCTCGTGGGGTGCCGCGCGGATGGTCTTCTACCGCGCCAACCCCGACCAGCTTCGGGGCGTTCCGTGGGACGCGATCAAGGAAGAGATGTTTGGCAACGTCACCGCCGACCACCTTCAGCTCTTGGAGGCGAGCTGGCACGACGCCAACGGGCAGGTGTACCAGCGGCCCTCCGGTGGAACCACCGGGGGGCGCGGCGGCGGCGGCAAGGGCGGCCCCGGCGGCCTCGCTGTCGAAATTGACGATGCGGTCTTCAAGACGTTCTCTGCCGCCAGCGGCTTGAGCTTTGGCGCGGTGGTCAACGCCGCGGCCAGCATGGACCCGGTGTGGGAGGGCCTCCCCCAGACGGACCCCCGCGAGACGCACATC